GCATATTTAAATATGTGTTGCGCTAACGTGTCAACCTTCTTAGGAATTAATTGTACGTATTGTTTGTTACGTATATACGTCCGATTAATAATATACTCTGACTGGCGCCAAGTATCGATAACTAATGAAAGGTCTCCTTTTAAATCAGATATAAATTTATATTCCTTCTTAATAGCGTCCCCTACTGTATCAGCATGCTTATCAAGCATCCGAAGTATCTCTACATACCTGTCCTCTAATTTAACTTGAAGCTTATACAAGCTATCAAAGAAGCGCCTTCTGTCTGCCGAGTGTGGCAGATTAAAGCCGTACTTATTAAGTCGACCAATTTCAATATTACAGCTAAATCGACTTACAATAATGTTTTCTAACTCAGAGGCTTCATCGCATACTAGGAGCTGCCTATGCTTTAAATGGTCTGGCTTATAAAAAAAGCTAGAGTAATTCTCAACACTAATTTTTGAGCTAATGGAATTGTTTCTCGCTTCATAATAATCACATCGATTACAATCCCAACATTCCTTTTTAAGCTTAGTACTAAAGAGACACGGCGCTTGATCAGCAGAACTCCGATCGTCAAGATTACAAATATATGACCCCTTACCCTTAAGTGGTTTTATGTCTTTAAAATCTCTAGTGTACTGATCTTGAAGAGCTTTAGTAGTTGTTAGGATAGATGTACCATGCCTCTTACCAGCGAAATCATCTGCATACTCATATACTAGCTTACCATTTTCCCAGCTAGTATCAAACGCAGTATAATCCTTAACTAACTTAGTTAAGCGGGCAGGTGGTTTGTTAAATCTATTAGCAATAGTTTTAGCTATAAAACTCTTTCCACAACCAGTAGGTCCTTGAACAATTATAAATTTATATTTGCTCAAACTATCAACAATATTAGGTATAGCGTATTGTTGGCTACTCGAAGGGTGATATCCCTTAGGAAAATGCTTTATGTCCATTCGACTATTATAGCTCTTCTATAGAGAGAAGCAAGTCACAATACTTGTTTCTATGATTTGTTATCATTCTATTGACTTTTGGTTTACATAACACATCATCTCTATGAATATATTCAAGCCTATAATCGAAATAAGTTATATTATTTTTTTGGTGAATATCAAACGGGTATAATATTTCTAATTTTTTACCGGTGGTAAATAAAAGTTTAATATTGAAGTCTTTAATATCAAATAATTGAATTTGACCTTGACCTAATGTTCGCTTTTTAGAGGTGATCTTTACTGTACTAAGCAATAAAGATTTTAAAGTATTTTCTACAAGTTCAAAGTTCATGTATTCATAAAGGCCATTTTCTCTCCTGCTGACATAGGAGCAATTTTTTCATTTATATATACCCAAAAGGTTTGATCAGCGTCAAGGGTAGTTATTAAGTCTACAGTATCACAATTAATAGTTCGAAAGTCTTGCATTAATATGTCCCATGTAATAATTAAATTTTCTTGATTAGGATTATATGCAGGAGCTTGTCTCGGGGGTAGGTAATTTAAAACAGTTCTACCTTCAACTGAATTTAACAATTGAACATTATTAGTACATAGCATTCTCCGAGATGCTGGTCGACCAGGCTTTGGATTGCGGCGTGCAAATTTAACTTCGCACACTTTATCCAAAAGCATAATTTTTAAATTACTCAGTCCTACTATCATCAGGCTCTATCTCTTCACATATACCAAAAAATCGGTCCTCATTTAAAAATAAACAATCTCTAATAGAAGAATCGAACCCAGTGACAGATAAATTATCAACCTTAATACCTTTGTCGTCTGGAAAGCAAACAATATCGCCTGGGGTAGTATATTTGCATTTGGGTCCAGCTAATATTACTCGAGCCATTCTCCACGTCCGTTTAACTTGAGATAATGGAATGTGAATACCATTTCGAATAACACTATGACCATCCTCAGACAGATCTACATATTGTGCGAGCACAATATCATCCATTACTCTATTTAACTTATAACCATGTAAGCTAAATGTATCTGTATCTTGATATGTATCAAGATCAATTAAACTCTTCTTGACAGAATGATCAAACGCGTCTCGCTGACTATCAGTTAGATTCATTTTATCTAACGCTGTATCGTACTGCTTCTGTTGCTTACTGTTCATACTTTTTAATATTTACTCCAAAATTTTCCGAATACAATTGTATTTCTCTCTGTGAAAGTTCATGTCGTTTAGATAACAACTCAAAATCTTTTTTGTCTACCTTTTTCTTTTTTACATATCTAATAAATTTACGCTTAACCTTCGGTATTAAGTTAAATAAAAAATTATAATGCGTTTCAGTATTAAACCCCTGACCATATTTGTTAATAGTGTTGTTAATTAACAGAGCTGACTCCTTATTGAGAAATGTTATATACCTATTAGTAATATAAGCAGAATATAATTGAGAGTCTGTAATGTTAATATCTAATTGCTCTCTATCGAAGGCAATATTATTAACAAAGTCAAAAAAACTATTTGCCGATTTCTTCTTATTGGAATTCATGACTGTCTCTGTTCTTTAACAAACTTTAACAAAGTTTTGCGAAAAAAATTTGGACCATGGTCTCGACATGCTCGAATTAAATTCCAAATAGGAAAATCCCCACGGGTTTGCAAAAAAAATTTGGATATAGAACCAGTTCTCACAGGGTCAGTTTTGTAGTTGCAATGAATGCGTCATCTACCATGGAATAGTAGGTATCTATCATGGTTTTCATGAAGTCTTCTACTTGTTCGTCGGTTAGATTAGTGGAATAAGCAAAGACTGGTGCGTCTCTACCTGCAGTAACGTTAATTGCAGTGTGACCAATCGCAACATTGTTTCTTGAATAGGTAATACTGACACTGCACTTACCTCTTGGTTGAATAACTCCGTTTTGCTCGAACTCTTTATGTACAATTAGGTCGTCACCATCTACTTCAATGGGAGCCTTGAGGTACTTCGTCGACAACAAGTTCGCAATTTGCGTATTAAATAGTCGCTGAAAGAAAACAGCACCAAGAGGGTCAAGATTAGGAAGTTCCCAGCAAAAATTAACAGCATCAGCAGAATAAATAAAATCGTTTGTAAGTAAGTCTTCATTGTCAATCATTCCTTCGGCTTCGACCTTCATCGGCGCTCGAAACGCAACAATATTACCAATCGGCAACGTCTTTTTCCGAAAATATTTATAAGCAAACCGGCTGTGAATTAAGTTCCCGTCGTAGAGGTCAATATCTCTCAAAATCATACTTATATGATAACATATCTAAAAAAATAATCAACTACTTAAACCCAGTTAGCCTATATCTCTGTTTTCTAGTTTTATATTTTGAAGATTTGGTTTTTTCTTCATCAATTTGACTTTTAAATATTGTCTTGTCAACTAAAAACGGTTTGAAGACATATGCATTATAATACTTCCTCGCGAACTTAGTTGTACTAAACAATGCGATGACCCCGTCTGCGGCGGTCCGGATCGGATAAAACCTACTTAATAATTGTTTAGCAGTGCTTGATGTTAATGAATAACAAACTGCACCAGCAAATTCCTTATACCCTGAATAAAAATATTTATTTATTTTTTTTCTTTTCTTAGAGTTTGAATCAGTGTTATGATCTCGCCATGAATGATAATGAATTATATCCCAGTCAGTAGGTATAAAGTTTTTCCAATCTAACACACTGCTACACATATCAATATTAAATCGTATATCATCCTCTACGACCAAAAACTTTTCAGCACCATCCTCTATAGCCGTTTTGTATGCTTTAAGATGACCATAAGCACATCCAACCTCACTAAGGGACATTGGTATATTACTCTCCTGCCGCTTGCACTGATGTAAGACCCACTCCTCTCTAGTAAATTTAAAGCGTTCATTTTTATTATAAAAAAAATTTTTAGGTACTAAACTACGAACAAATTTATAATTATCTATACCACATTTTGCAAAATGGTTTTCTATATATTGCTTCTTTAAAGGATCTTGACCCCAAACAACATAAATGTTATCAAAGATCATGTCTAGCATATATTCTCTTTCAATATTTTTTCTGTGTCTATGCAAGGAGACAAACACTCACATTCAAGATGAGATGTTAAGGAAGGTATCGGGGAATAACATTTTGTAGAAATATATACAAGATTAATAATATGGTCGTAAAATAAAGACCTATTTATATTAGTGAATATACTATAATTTTTATCGAAAACCTTTTTAGTAAACGCAATAGTATATGTTGTACTTTTAATAGAACGCCAATGCCAATTTTTAGATAAAATTATTTCACTGACTTGATTATTTTCTTCTGTATATAAATTAGGATAATCTACAGGATGACAAACATAATCAGGATATTGGTTTAAGAAATCTTTTATATGTTGAAGACAATTATTATAGTGTAAGTAATCATCCTCACACAAATATATTATTTCATTTTCATCTTCTACATTATTAATGATATATAATACACATTCATTATTAATTTTAGCAGCACAGTTATGGTTAAAGCTATAAATTTTATAATTAATACTATACTGATTACATATATCTTGAATTATATTTTCTTGATCTTCCCCATCAAGAAAAAAAACTATATTATCTTCTGGCGATATTTGTTTTACTAAAGAAAGAAGACATACTTTGACTATATCATATATGTTATTAACAATAGGGCGCTCAGGTGGAGACCACTCATCATCTCGAGCAGTATTAAAACATATCTTATATAGTATCGTCATACATCTGTTAGCTCTTTAAAAAGTTTTTTTGAATTCTGATCAATAAGATGCTTAAAAAACTGTCGCACTAAATCTGGTTTATGATTTTCTAAATAATGTTTATGGTTTAGAATTTTAGAGTCTAAATCTTCCTGACTAACTTGCCAGCCAAATTGATGAGGATATTGATTGTTACGGAAATTTAAAAAGAAAATATCTTCTGAGCATCGCTGAAATGTACAATCTAAAAATACAACTAAGTCTGGATCTAACCATTCTAAAAACATTGGAAGTTTAGTTACATATAATAAAGCACCGCAGGATAATCCTTCGTATAAATAATGACCCCAACCTTCATTATAGCTAGGGCATAGATGAGTTGTATGAGAATTACAATTAAAATTAAGATCGGCTTCTGAAATATACTCTTTAATATAATTAAAGTTTGAATTAGCTCCTAAATTTTTGAATGTACACCCATCTCTACTCTCTATTACAGTTAGTGGCAACTGACTACAAGTACTCGTAAAGGATGTTAATACATGCTCAGATCCTTTTTGAGCACTCTTACCCATAACGTGTAAGAATTTTTCTTGTTTTTTAATATTTGGGACATATCTATCCCTTGAAATAAAACCACAGTTAATTATATTGTTATTATATGGACTAAGAAGTACCTTCGCAAACAGAGACTTAGTTATAATTTTATCGAACTGCTTTAGTAATAGTAATTTTTCAGACTGAAGCCATTCTTCATTTGCTATTAAAATATTAACTTTATTTCTATCTAGCCATTGAATGTCATATTCTTGAATAAAAATACCAACATCATAATTAGC